GAAAATGAATCGCGGGTTAGGATTCAGCTTGACAAGCGGTTAGCACCTTATTTGCTCGAACTCAAAGAATCGTATACGGCATATCAGCTTCAAACCGTGTTAAACATGGAATCGAAACACACTATACGTTTGTACGAGATACTTAAAAGCTATGCCAATATAGGCGAGTACACCGTTTCTGTTGAAAATTTGAAAACGCTTATGCAAATAGGCGGTTATTCGGATTTTATTGATTTTCGCAAGCGCGTAATCGACACTGCCGTTGACGAAATTAACGCCGTTAGTGATTTGCGTGTAGCCTATGAGCCGACGCGGACGGGAAGAAGTATAACTCACATTAAATTCTCAATCACAAAAACAAGGAGTAATCCATGAAATACCTCACAATAGCCGAATTCGCCGACAGAGCCGGAGTGACAAGTCAATCGGTATATCAAAGAATTAAGCGGAACGGTCTTGAAGAATATATAGTGACAAGCGAGGACGGAGTAAAAAGAATTTCCGAGGATGCATTGAAACTATATAGCAACTCAAAAAAACAAGAAGCAGTTGCGGAAACCGCGTGTGACGCACCACAGGTTTGTGAGAGCGAAGAAAACGAAGGACACGAGTGTTTGAACGCAGAAACAATAAAGAGCCTACAGGAGACTGTAGAAGCTCTCAGAAACGTAATTGACAGACAGGCAGACGAGTTGAAACAGAAGACGGAAATGCTTGACGAACGTGATAGGCAGATTGCAGACTACGCCAGCAAGTTTGCCGAACTCGCCCACAACGCGCTACAAACCGCTGTGCAGGCGCAAACGCTCCATGCGGTCAGTGAATCTGACAAGTTTGTTAATGCACCTCAGAACGTCTCCCAGAACGCCACAGTTGGCAAAAGCACTGCCGCAGACGAGAATAACGTTGAGACAACAAACGAATCCGATGTTGAACAAGGTAACAAGCGTAAGTTGAATTGGTTTGCAAAGCTGTTTAGTAAACATTAAACGTTACTAAACGTTGACAGAAATGTTGACAAACGCGTTTAAACGTGCTATAATATTGTTGTGGAACAATGAACTCTGGTTGTTCTTCATATTGAAACTCCTTTCTTTTAAAATATCCGAGCAAAAAGCGGGAGTGATGAACCGCCAACGGGCTGCTCGGATATCGCGCTATACGTTCAACGGCAGACGATACCGTAATGTGTACAACTGCGGTTCAACTCCGCAAAGCGCGGCAAACATGGTCGTTCGTCCTTTCGGTCGTGTTGTTTCAACCCGTGGCGGCTTTTAAAGCTGTCACACATGGGAACGGCGAATCGGTCGTTTGGCGGTCAACAGACTGCTTGCGAGGGTTCAACTCCCTCCGTTTCCTTTCGTGACTTCTGTCATGTTCCTCCTTTGTTTATGAATTTGCTGTGTAAAAGAGCACTCTTCTGGATGGGGGTGCTCTTTTACGTTGTTAAATGTTTGTCAACATTGAATGTGCGCCGATAAGTGCATAAATTTGTCGAATGTAAAACCAGTATATTTTTGTATCTGATTTTAATACGGAATATTAAACTCGGCTATTGCCTTCTCTCGAATAGCATTTTACACTTGAATTAGAAAATATTTCCAACAAAGAAGGGACAGACAGATGAAGCATTGCAGATTTGAGTTAGCAAATATCGTAAGCAAACTAAACGACAAAGGCATAATCCTTCTTTTGCGCTTCGCGAAACTTCTCGAGAAAAATAAAAAACTTCTCAAGTAAACACATTTTCTTCACAAAAGCTATTTACAAACAAGCGTTCGTGTGATATAATCGACAGCAGAATAAAGAAGGGAAGTGCAAAATGAAGGAACAAATTATAACCGAGATAGCCGAGATACTACAAAGCTACTCCGAGGAACGGCTAAAGCTGATTGTGCGACTTGTAACAGTTCTCGCCACAGCGACCGACAGAACAGCGGGACTTTCGGAGAAAGCCGTACTAAGCATTGCAAGACACGCAAAATAGAAAAGAGTAGGGAAGCGATTCCTTGCTCTCTTTTTTTATTCGGCTTTTCTTCCACAAATTTTAGCCCAGTGTTTTACGAACCATGCTTTAAATTCTGGGCAATCAACATTCGAACAACGACGTGCTCTGAAAAGCTGATTGCCTTGATATTTGCATTTTCCGCGTCCGCACGGATAGTCGGGGAATAGTTTTTGCATCTGTTCTATCGTTGGCAGTTCTTTCATATGCACCTCGCTTTAGAAAGGCAGTTCTTCCGAATCGGGGTTTATGTCCTCGAATACAGGTGTGGTGGCAGCTGTTTTCGGTTGGGTGTATGCGTCGGGAATGTAGCTTGACTGCGGAGCGGCTTGCGGTTGCGGCATTTCCGACTTTGCATCAACAAAATGTGCTTCGTCAGCGACAATGTCTGTAGCAAAACGCTTCTGTCCCTGCTGGTCTGTCCATGTTCTTGTCTGAAGAGTTCCTACTACGCAGATGGAACTTGCTTTTCTGAAATAGCGCGTGATGAATTCAGCTGTCTGTCTCCATGCGGTAACGCAGAAGAAGTCCGCTTTAGTTTCCTCTCCGTCTTTGCCGGAGTAACGTCTGTTGACCGCAACGGTAAATGATGTTACGGAAATTCCGGACGGCGTGGTTTTCAGCTCGGGGTCTGCCGTCAAACGTCCTCCGAGGATAACGCGGTTAAAGTTAAAGTTAGCGATAAGTCAACACTTCCTTTCAATTTTTAAGCAATAGTGTAGCGGCTATGATTTCAACCGCTATTTGTCCGTACATCATTGCCTTTATTTTCGGCTTGACAGGTTTTGCGTTCGGTGCTTCATATAGTGCAAACGCTCCGATGAAATAACCGACGGCATACCCATACAGCAGTATTGCGACGATTATTTTAATTATCTGCATTGGTTTTCTCCCAGTTTGTCGATTTCGGGTATTCGATATCCGTTGCGCAGGTCATATAGCCTATAGCGTCTATAAAGCTGTCGTAGCTCTGGAAATAGCTTGTCTCCATTCGACCGAGTTTGAACAGTACCATCAATATAGCTACGTCTCGCGCTCCTAAACAACAGTCCGCGTCGGGTGCAATGCAATTGTGCTTGAGATACGTTGTCCAGTAGTCGGCTATTTTTTCAAAGCTGTCTTCCGGCTCGCCGTACTGCTCGTTGCGGTCGTCGCAGATTATCTTCTTTACTTCGCTCAGTATTGTTTCGCGGTTTTCTTTGCTCATGCGTCTATCTCCTGTATCTTTACTAAAATATAGTCTTCGTTGTGCCACAGCATATTGATTTGTTTCACATACTTGCGACTATCGTCGTGTATCAGCAAGTCTTTCGTACCGTCTTCTATGAGTTTCACAAACGAGCTGCAATTTGACAAATCTAATTGAGAGTTGAACCAATATGTAAACGCAACTGGTTTATCGAACATCACAGGCTTTTTAATGCACTCTCTGACTGCGGCGCGGGTTATTGTGTGCCAATACTCTGCGTCCTTTTTGCGTACCGCCCAATGCTTTCCCGCGTAGTATGCGTTCAGCCCGTAGCGTCTGTTCCATGCGGTCTTTCCGGCTTTGGACGGCGGGTAGTCGATTTTAAACATTACCGTTTTCGTGCGTACCACCTCCACTCACACACTCGTCACCTCCGCAGAAGTGAAGATAATCGGTATCGTACATTCTCCCGCAGTCAGGGCAATTCACGACCTGCGGCAAGCGTGAGAGAATATACCGCGCATTGTTTATAGCTTCAAGCTCCTCCCACATTTCCTTGTCGGTTTTTCCCTTGCTGAGGAAAAGCTGCTGATTCCGCTCGACATAGCGTTGCATGGCTCTGTCTAAGATTTTTATAATTCCATCCCTTGTCATTATCTCTCCCTCCAGTACGCTTCTATTGATGCTCTAAAGCCGTTGTTCGGCTGCTCTTTGCTGTCGGCGTGATTAAGATTGCCAAGGCATTTTTTAAAACACTCTTCACAAATCGTTCTTCCGTCAACAGGCGGTCTTTTCCCACACAGCTTGCACAGTTTTACGCCGTCCATCAGTTCACGCGGAGTAAATCTTTCCGTTTTGCGGCTGTATTCGCGGTTCTTCTTCGTTCGTTCTATCCGACACTCCATGCAGGATTTATAACCTTTGTCCGCGGGCTTCTTTCCGCAGTAGATACACACTCCGTTCTCTCTTCGCCGCGCAAGCATTTTCTTCTTCAGCTCGCACTGCCGTTTCTTCTGCTCCGGCGTAAACTCCCTCGGCGAGGTAAAGGTATCGTTGATGCAGTCGGGATAGGGGCAGTTGAAGCAGTCGCTTATTTTGCAGTGCATTCGTTCTTTGCAATCCTTTCTTTGCAGTCAATCAACAAAAAGGGAAGTGCTTCGGCGAACACATTCAGTAAGTTGTATTCTTCTTCTTTGCGTACAAGCATCGCGTGGATGTACAAACTCCGTCTTGCAAGTTCGAAAAATCCGCTGAGGTTGCAGTCTTCTCTTGCGCAGTTCAGGCATGGGGATTCTCCCGCAAGTTCTTCCACTTCTGTCGACGTAATGAACAATAGTCCACACTTTTTAAGAAGCTCATCTGATGTTGTTCTCATTTAATCTACTCCTTTTTTCCCCCAGGTATAGGATATGATAGCCAAAAATCGGAATATGATGGTGGCATTTCCCGTGTCTTATCTCCCAGCTTTTTCAAGGTGACGTTGTTTGTGGTTCCTATTTCCTGCCATAATAACATCTTCTTTGCAATGTATCTTGCCCGATTTCGAGAAAAATGAAACTTCCCCATTAGCAATTTAATGAATCTTTTTCGTGTCATTCTTCTCGGACGCGGCCAGCTCCGGCTCTCTTCGCTGTATATTTCCGTTTCGTATATCGGCACTCCGATTTTGTATTCTTTCTTTTCTCCCATCGTTATTACCTCCTATACTGACAGCCTATCATGTTTGACAGCTCCATCAGCTCACGCCTGAGCCGCTTTATGTCGGACTGCACCTGAGTGTGTCCGCACATGCCGCTATATCCTATAGCCGTTTTTGCGCCGAGGTATATAGCTCTGTTGAGCTTCTGTGTGAGTTGTTCGACAAACTCCATTTGTTTCATTATTTCGCTTGCGCGGTCTGTTTTATCGTTCATTCTTCATCCTCGCTTTCGAACATTTTCGCGCCGTCGTCGCAGAACTGTTCTGGCATAACACCGTCTCCGCGTCCCAGCATGCACCAAAGGCATCCCTCGATGAAGCTGTCCTCGTAGGGGTCTTTGCGGTCAAGCTGCCTGTGATGGATGCAGTCTTTGCACCTCACTACTTCTACAACATCTTCGTCCGTGTTCTCGGTATTCTCAAACACCATGTTGTACATCTCGTCGGCAACGGGATTCTCTCCTATCTCCGGCATTATCTCGCGCAACCTATACAGCAGCTCTTGTAATCTTTCGTATTCAGTCATGTTTTACCTTTCCGTGCCTTTTGAGATGGCAGCTTATGCAGAGCGTGACAAGATTTGTCTTCCCATCGCCGCACAACTTTTTCGGGAGGGGTACATCTGAGCGAAAATGCACGTGTCGCGACATTGCTTAGATATGTACACGGCGGGTGAGCTATAAGCAAATCCCACTTCGGTATGCTGTGTGTCCTACCGTCCATCGTGGTTATTTCTCCCGCGTCAAGTGCTTTCACCGCGTCTCCGAGTATGTGATATTCGGGATGTCCGCCGGAGCACTCCTGTATATCGCAGGAGAAAGCGTTAAATCCTCTCTCGCGGAACGCCATGCACACGCGCTGCGATTCCTCGCAAGCCACAAGGACATTTATTTTTGTCGGGTCTTTCATTCGTCCTCCGTCATTCCACTATCGGAAGAAACCATTTTGATTTTTCCACTTCCTCCAATGTGTATCTAAAATTTATGACGTTCCCGTAATCGTCTTTGCAATTTCCATTTACAAATTCATACACACGTCCCTTTGTGTACTTAGGGATATACGTTAAATCCATCAAACACACTACTTTTCCGTTGAATAGCTCTTCTTTCTTCTCATCCTCGCCGAAAATCTTCTTCGTAACAGCTTCAACGGCGGCTTTCTCGCTGTATTCGTCTTTGCTGTATCGCGTCACGGTTGCTTCTTTCGCTACGTCCTTGCCGTGTATCAGCTTTGCCGTGGTGGTGTCGCCCTTTGAGGTGATAATCAACTTAAATTCACGGGTTGGTTTCTCTTCGACGAGTTCAAGGTCCTCAGGGCTTACCCAAAGACCACGGTCGCGCTTTGTCAGCCCATCACATCGAATGAAATAGCTGCTTTGACGGTCAAATTCTACAGCATAGTTCCCTAAAGCGCTGCAACCTTTTATTGTTCCTGCATCTCCTACTTCTATTATTTTCCGACAACCAACGGAAATTACCCTAACTCTATCTCCAACTTTAAATTTTGCCATATTATCTTCCTTTCTGCCGGATTCCGCCGGCGCGGTATTTTTGCTTTTCCGTTTCGGGTCTTGTCGTAGCGATTCGGTGCCATTCCGTGGCGTATCTTAGCACTGCTGTTCCGTTGCTACACCTTTCGTCGCGATTCAAGTCCTTACGTTGCCTTTCCGCTGCCGCTCTCTGCGACGCCTGTCTTCTCCGTTTCCGCGCTTGTCCGTGCTTCGCTTTTCCGTCGCGGTCCTGCTCTATGCCTATCATATCAATACGTTTCCGTTGCTGTGCCTTTCGCCGCCTGTCCATTCGATTCCTTTTCGGCGCGTTTCTTCTCGATTCATTTCGATTCCGTTGCTAATCGTGTCGTAGCTTATCTGTTCCGTTGCGGTTATCTTCCTGTGCTGCCGAAGCCGTTTTCTCCGCGCTCTCCGCTTGCTATTTCGTCTACTATGACCACGTCGCTTGTGTCGCAGGCTGTTACCACAAGCTGTGATATCTTATCTCCGCGATTTACCGTGTAAATCTCGTGAGAGTGATTGTAGAGCTTTATCTTGATACTGCCCGAGTAAAGCGCATCCACCATTCCTGTCGAGAGAATGCCGTGGTTGACGTTCAGTCCGCTCTTTGACCATATCTGACCGCAGAATCCCTCGGGTATCTCCGCGCACACTCCTGTATCTATCGTTGCGCTGTCTCCAGGGTAAATCGTGACCGTGACGGGGGATAAGAGGTCTACTCCCGCGTCCTGCTTATGCGCTCTTATCGGTGCGAACGCTCCTGCTTTAAGTTTAAAGTTCATTCCTGTTCCTCCTGTGCGTTCTTAAGTTCTCTGCATTTCTTTGTTCGCGATATCCTATCAGCGAGTATTTCCGCCGCGCGGCTGATTATCACATCCTTGTTCTCGTCAATTATATCCTGTACCGCTTTTGTTGCCATTTCGTCCAGGCAGTCTAAAAACTTTGCTTCTTGTGTTTCTTCGTGCCAGCTCCAGCTCTTTCCTTTACTGTGCTTCGATATAAAGGCTTTCCGGCAGTCATCGTAGAGCTTCTGCATTATCTGCTGTTCTGCTGACGAGTTGATTGATTTTTTTATTCCTTCATCGTCAATGTCTATTGCGAACTGTAGTATGTGTGTCATATGTATCTCCTTATAACGCCACTCGGGCAACTTCTTTCATGATTTTTTCGTATTCGCCTATGTCAAGGTGTATCGGCGGGTTCTTTGGTTCTTTCGGCGGTTCTTTTCGGCTTACCGCTACCGCGTCTTCCTTTACAACTTCTTCGAGGTGCAGCCCGCATTTCTCAAGTTTGCCGTGCATCTCGTCCAGTTCCTTGTGCAGCTCTCTGTCGACGCGGCGGTTGCCTATTAAGAAGCGTTCGATATAGGACTTTATCTGAGGGGCTACAAGCGCGTACAGGCGGTTTAATCTCTCCGCGCCGTAGTTGTAGGTGTCGTGCATGTAATTCAGCGTATACGCCGCGTAGAGCCTTACAGCGCGTCTTGCGTTTGCTTCGTACCACGCCGTTCTCACGTTGTGCGACATGACATCAAGCTGTGTGCGGCGTTCGCTCTCGTTGTAGCGGTTCTCCGGCGACAGTGCTTCAAAATCGCAGTCCGAAAAGCCTATGTTGCGGAGTTCGCGTTTTATCATGTACTCCGTCGTGTCTACTCCGTCGTCAACGAGGTCGGAGCTGTCTCCCTTGCGCCTGCCCTTGCCTTTATCAACGAACATTGCCGTCGGCATATTGGCGTTCACCATTTCGCACAGTCCGTTTCGGTTCCCATCGTAAAACCTTTGCAGTCTCTTCTCGCGGAAGCCGTAGTTCTCGGCAAGTGTTACGCCGAAAGCAACGTCAACATATTCGAGAAGCCACATTCCGTATTCGGTGGTAAGTGCGTTTTCCGCCTTTTGGTACTGTATTTTCTTTACCAGGCACTTCATGTTCCCGCGTCCTCCACTATGTTGATTATCGTGTACAGCATATCGCGCCTTTTGCGGAGGTTTGCGCGTTCTTCGTTCGGCGCGTTTCTCTTGTCGGCTGTTTTGAGACTGCTTTCGGTCTTTTTCAGCACCTTCCAGAGGTACGCCAGCTCTTCAGAGTAGTCGTTGTGGTATTTCGCATAGCATATCGGGCATACCTGTCTCCCTTCGGGTATCACAGCTCCGCACGTTACGCATCTTTCTGCGTCAGTCATTGTTTTGCTCCTTTCGTTTTTCATCTTCTGCACACCTCTCTGATTGTTTCCGCCGATACGTAGCCGAGACGCTGACTGTCGGTGTGCATTCCGCGGCTGTCGTATCTCATGCGGATTCTCCTGCGCTTTCTCGGCAGTGTGCGCTCATACGCTCTGAAAAGCTCTCTGACGGCTGTTATTGCTATGGTGAGCAGACACATTGTCAATGCGCTTACGGCGAACACGACGCACGAGGGAACGGTGTAGTACCACATTCCGCATGAGGTTATAACTCCGAACATTGTCACGCCGCTCGATATCAGTGTATTCTGTATCAGCCTTTGTTTCATTGCCTTTGTCCTTTCGTTCAGAAGATTGTCGGGGGAAGAATGCTCATCCAGAACTCAACGTCTTTGATTTCGTAGGCTCTGCCGCCGTCCGGCAGGATTCCCCATCCGTCGTATTTTACGGAGTAATCGGCTACCATCATGCTTCCGTCGTTCGTCCAGATAAGGTACTTGCCGGATGCTTTCGGTTTACGGCTTGTGGGATTCCATGGTGCGAAATCTGCGAGTATTGTGTTGTCTGTCATTGTATTGTGTCCTTTCTACGGATTGTTTTGTAATGTGTTGAGCAGTCTGTTTCTGCTCTCGTTAAATTCGTTTTCGGTAAGTCTGTTGTTTGCGGGTATCGGCTTTGTTACTGTGCCGAGCAGTGCCTTGATTTCGGGCGGCGTTTCGTTGTCAAATCTCACTCTGTCGCGGATGATGCCTATCTGTTTGAGGAACTGCCCGTGAGTGACGGTGTTAAACGTATCGGTGTCAACCTGTGAAAGTTCGCGGAGAGTGTTAGGCGTTCCGAGGTATCTTTGCAGTTCGGGAGGAAGTTTCGCGAATTCCTCTTTTGCTCCGTAGTAGCCGTTCGACACTGCCGCTTTCAGCTGAGACCACAGTTCTTCGTCCGTCTTTTCTCCCGTCGCCGCTCTGCGCATTTCTCGTATCTTCGTCTTGATGTCCGCTATCGTCGGAGGAAAGCCTGTGTGTTCTTCAATGACCTTGTACAGAGCGATTTTGACAACGTTCACGTCCTCTTCGCAAAACATATCGCACCACACAGATACGGTGTCCTCTGCGTCCGTTTTGCTCATCTTCGCGTAAAATCCGGGATATGCGACTTTGAGAATTTTCAGCGTTGATATTACGTCTGTTCTGTCCATCGGCTTTCTCTTTTCGCTTTTTCTTTTTCAAGTTCCTCGTTGAGGTAATTTAGAAATTCATCACCTCCCGATTTTTCGCTGCAAGTTGGTGCGACTGATACGGTGTCGTATATGTCCTGCCAACGCCACTGGTAGAAGTATGTCGAGCCTGCAAGTATGTACTGTTCGCTCGTGCGCTTTGCGGCTATGTAGTCCTTGTACCGCCTGATACCGTCGGCTATAGTCTCGTCGGTTACTCCGGCTGCTATAGCTCTCTGATAGCTCTCAAAAGCGTTCTTTTTGCCGTTTTTCTTGGGGTATTCTGCCCATAAGGCTTCAAAACGCTCCGCTATCGTCGGTTTTCTGTGCTTAACCTCGGATTCTGGCGGTTCAAGGGGTTCAAAGCCTTCAAAGGAAATCTGCTCGTCCTCACACGCGCCCGCGCACACGCCCGTTAGTGCTTCTTCTCTTTTCTCTTCAAGAGGGGGATTATAGGGGGAGTTAATAAGGGGGTGTGGGGGAAAAGAAGAGGGGGAACAAGGGGGAGACGCTTCTCTTTTCTCTTCTTGAATCACTGTGACTTGTTTGTGACTATCACCGTGACCGTCACCGTGACTATCACCGTGACTATCACCGTGACCGTCACCGTGACTAACACTGTGATTTAACAGAGACGTCTCTGTGACTTTGTTTCTTGCCTTTCGGACTATCAGCTTGTGATACTCCGCTCTATTGCGGTCGACATAAATGTCGGTCGCAATATACTGTAATTTTCCTGTTATCTCGGGTTCGCTCTCGTCTCTCAGAATCGCCATCACAAGTGTTTTGAAGTCATTCGGAGGGAGCATATCGAGCTTAGCTATCCATCTGTCGGGGATGTTCATTTCGCGTCATCCTCTCTCACAAGATAGAGTTTGAAGCCGAGATAGTGTATTAACTGTAATATCTCGTTGACCTTAAAATGCGCCTTGTAGCCGTTGTGAGGGAAGTTTCCGCTGATTTTGTAATGAATTGTTTTCGGTGTTATTTCGAGCAATTCCGCCATTCCGCCGTCGGTGTAGCCGCGTGTTTTCCAGTTTCTGTGCAGCTCATCTACAAGCTGTCTCTCGTCGATTATCTCAGTTGCTTTTTTCATTTGTCTGTGCCTCCTTTCGTTTACGGTTTGCATATGGGCTTTGCATTGGCAATGTGAGCGCGTCAAGCAGGCTGTAACCGTTTTTCAGACGGTCTGCCGTGCGTGTAGACGATGTGTGATATATCCGGCACCACTCTGTCAGCGTATGCCGTTCGCCGTTCAGCTCGTACAGTTTACCGCTTCCGCGCTTAGGCATTTAAAGCCCTCACTATTTCTGCTCCTGTGTTCGACTTATCGCAAAACCACCATTCGACACCGTACATCACCGATACTCTGTGCATACGCTCTAAAAGTGCTCTGCCGTCTATCGCTTCGGGGTGCTTTGCGCGGATTGGATTCTGCCAACTGTGAACGTCTGTGAGCGTCATTATCCTGCCGCCGTGTTCTACAAGGACTATGAGCTTTTGTCCGCTCTCAGAAGCTCTGCGCACCTCACGCATGAATCTTCCGTTGTCGTTCGTGAGATTGTTTGCAACTTCGCCGAGGTTCTGCTTTCGGTCGACTGTGAGAAGCGGTTTATCTTCTCTCATGTAGTCTCCCGTATCGAGCTTTCGCTTTTCGTACTCAATTCCGTTTTGCTCGAAATATGCGAGGATTTGCGCTATTGCTCTCGGCTTTTCTCTTGTGTCGACTATAATCTTCATTTCTGCTCTGCTTTCATTGCCGCTTCGATATTAGCTGTGAGTTCGTTTGCTTCGGGAGCTGATTCAAACCATTCTGCGATTTTCGACGCGCCCTCTTTGAGCGAATTGAAAATTCCGACGTACTCAACAAAGTCTTCTGTGTTCATGGTGTCTATCTTTCTGCCGAGACGTTTTTCTATCTGTTCCTGCGTTACGCCGAACTTCGAGAACTGAACAACCATCTTTCTTACTCTGTCAACAAGCGGTTCGTCTGACTTTCCGGCTATAGTCTCTTTGCACTTCTTGATTGCGTCTTCAACGAGGTCGGCGGGAAGAATCGCGAGAATGCGGCTTCTTAAGCGTCTTGCGCCCATGTTTGCGTTAAGCTCGTATATATCGCGCTGTGACGTGAGCTGCACCGAACCTGTCTTTGTTTCGCGTATATGTGGATTGGTGAAATTCTGA